CAGATTCTCGACGCGATCCGTGTTAAAGCAGCCAAGAACAGGCACTCTAACGAAGAAGTTTGCGAGCTGGCTGGGCGAGTACTGGGGCGCGCTGTAGTGACGCTCGACCGATTATGCGCGCGCGATTTAGCGCGCGTGTACGAGGCCGTTTGCGCAGGTGACTGGAACGCGTGAGAGATGAGTTGCCGCGCATCTTTGCGTTTTTCTATCAAGACACTCACAGATCGCACACTTCGACGAACTCCATTTTTTCATTTCCTGCGCCAATTTGGCGTTTCATGTAGCTTCTCTGCGGGCTGACTGATTTGTTTCTATAAATCTGACTCGCTTAGGCTTGATTGCGCGTCCGCCGTTTTCGATTTGTTTCCCAATTAAAGGGTGACAACGTCACCCGTGTTTTCTAGAGGGCTTGGTCATCAAGATGATGCCCGAGGGCACGTCCAAGTGATGGCGCTGCAGCATTCGGTGTCAATGAGGATCGAGCGGTGAAGAAACCGGCAGGCGTTACTGCAGCGTATGGCCGCAGCGCAAAGGCTTGCGAGTTCGTATCCAGTTTTGCGGTGGCGATCGGAGGGGAAGAACCTCCCGAATGGATCGAACTCATCCCCGCCGGGAAGTTTTCTGCGGTGGATGGGCGCGGTCCCTTCGAGAATCACGACCCCGATTCGATCGTCGCGGCCTCGGTAGCGAAGATGCCGCAGGTCGGCCTGGTGCTCGATTACGATCACAGCACCGACCTCGCCGCGCCCGAGGGACGGCCGGCGCCGGCGGCCGGCTGGATCAAGCAGTTCAAAATCGAACACGGCGCAATCTTCGCCCGCATCGAATGGACCTGCGATGCGGCCGAGGCACTCAAGGGCAAGAAATACCGCTATGTGTCGCCGGTCTTCGAGCACAGCAAAGACGGCAAGGTCGAGCGCATCCTGCGCGCGGCCCTCACCAATAATCCCGCGTTGATCAATCTGCCCGCGCTAGCGTCAGCAGAATCTGGAGTCGCCCGAATGGCTAAAAAAGATTCACGGCCGAAGCTCTCCGAAGTGATGAAGACCCTCGAAGCGGCCTATCCCGAAGCCCATCCGCGCAAGCTGATGGACGCGGCCGCCTGCCTGATGGCCGACGACGACGGCGATGAGCCGGACGGCGACGATGAGGACGGCGACGGCGATAAGGACATGGACGCCGCCGACCCCTACGAGAGCGAGACCGACGAGCAGATGGCCGCGCGCCCGACGAGATGGCCAAATGCGCGACCGACGACGAAAAGTCCGAGATGGCGCGCAAGCACGAGGAGCAAAAACAGCGCTTCGCCAAGCGCAAGGAAATGGCCTACCAGCAGCATCGCGGGCTGGAACAGCAAAGTAAGCCCGGCGGGGGTGACAGCAAGATGATTTCTCCTTCGATCTCTTCGTTAATCGACCGGCAGCTCGCCAAGCATCCGATGATGGTGGCGGCGCAGAGCGAGATCAACAAGCTGCGGGAAACACAGGCTAAAGCCTGTGCCACCAAGAAAGTTGATGATGCGATTCGCGAAGGGCGGCTGCTTCCTTCCCAGCGCGATTGGGCGATTGAGTATTGCAGCGCCGACGACAAGGGCTTCGACAAGTTTATCGGCGCCCAGCCGAAGATAATCAGCAACGGCTCCGACAATACTTTCACCGCCCGGATTGGCGAACCGCCGCAGGGCGAGGCGTCGCTGAGTTCGCGAGAGGTCGAAATCTGCGCGAACCTCGGGCTCGAAAGCAAAGAGCAGCTCGAAAAGTTTGCAGCGAACAAAGACCGGTGGACGCTGAAATTCCCTCGTCCCCGTCTGATGCTTGATGACACCAACTCCGGCAAGGCTGACGCAAATTAGTCTGCGAGGTGCGCACAGCGGAACGAAGTGGAGCGATTTAAAAGGTCGGTGAAAAATAAATGGCAGCATTAAGCGCGTCTCGAAATACTCCTGAATGGCCGGGGGGCGGCGGTCTCCGTTACCATTACGGCCTGATTCCGGTCGAAGCCTCGACCACGATTTATGTCGGCGGGATGGTGGCGATTGACGCCAGCGGCAACGCGGTTCCCGCGCAAGTGCGGAGCGGAACCTCGACCCTGCGCAAGCTCAACGTGCTCGGCATCTGCGAATACGTTTATGCCGGGGGCATCCAGCCGCCGGGGGGTGAACGCAGTCAATACCAGCGGCACCACTTACGGCTCGATTTCGGCCGGCGCCGCCGGCGCGATCTCGGTGGGCGTGGTCGCCGGCATCTTCGGGATGGACGTTGACAGCACAATCACTGCCGCCAACGTCGGCGAAATCTGCTTCGCGGCTGATGACCATACCGTCACGCTCGGCACCCTGGTCGCTAACACTACGTCAATCACGGTCCCTGCCTCAGCCCCGCTGATCAACGTGCTCAAGCCGGACATCGTCGCAGGCTCGTTCGACGCCTACAGCGCGACCGGCGCCGGCGGGACGCATTACGTGGAAGGCACCGACTTCGCGGTCGATTACCAGGGAGGCCTCTTCACAGTCTTGGCGGGCGGCGCGATCTCCGGCGGCGGCACCGTGTACGTGACCTATTACAGCGCCGCAACCAAGGTCGCAGCGGGCGAGATCGTCGCGATTGATAGTGGCCTTTGTTACGTCAGTTTCATGCGCGACGCAGTCGGCCAGTAAGCACGAAACACTAGGCGGAACGCAGTGGAGCCGAGCACGCTAGTGGAGCGAAGCGAAACGAGCAAACGAGTGTGCGAGGTGCGTGGCTCAAAAGGAGTCTGCGACGTGCGCACAGCGGAGCGTAGCGAAGCGATTCAAAAATGAAATGGCAGAACATCGCGACGATTGCTGCAGGGGCGCTGCTGACAGTGACGCCGCAGATAATCGCGGTGCTGCCAGGCAAGTATCGAGATTTAGGGACTGCATTGATCGCGGCGCTGGTGGCCGCGTGGCATCTGTATCAGCCGAGTCCCATGCAAGAGAAGAAGTAGGCAGGAGCAAAACAGAGCCGCGACAGCGGAGCGGCGCCACATTGCTAGGTCGGTGAAAAATGGAAATTTCAGCCAATAACCTGACGACACTCTTTACCGGGTTCGACACCATCTTTCAGAAAGGCTTTGAGATGGCGCCGAGCTACTACGAGAAGATTTGCTCGGTAGTGCCGTCCTCGAGCAGCCAGACCCTTTATCCCTGGCTCGGCCGCACCACTGGCTTTCGCGAATGGGTCGGCGACCGCGTGATGCAGGCACTCGAAGCCCACGCCTACACCATCGTCAACAAGACCTTCGAGGACACGGTCGGCATCGAGCGCGAGCGCATCGAAGATGACCAGTACGGGGTTTATACCCCGGTCATCGAGCAGCTCGGATGGGACGCCAGGACGCATCCCGACCAGCTCATCTTCGGTATGATGAAGGCGGCGGCACAATACGCGAACACCACCGTCTCGAATACGCAGACGATCCAGATCGGGAAGCTCACGATCCCTGCACCGACCGCCTACGACGGATTAAGCCTCTACAACACCGGGCATCCGACCAATCCGGCCGGGCAGCTCGGCGCGCTCTTGCCGCAGTGGCAGGCTTCAACCGCGTATCTGCTGAACCAGGAGATTCTCGATTCCAACGGGAACACGCAGGTTGTAACTACCGCGGGCACGTCTGGTAGCAGCGCGCCTTCGTGGAGCACGACTCTGAACGCGACGACCACCGATTCAGGGGTGACCTGGACCTTGCGGTCCAAGGGCGGCGGCCTGGTAGCTTCCAACGTCAACACCTCGGGCAGCGGATCCTATTGGTTCCTGGTCGACGCGGCCCGCCCGATCAAGCCCTTCATCTTCCAGAAGCGGCGCGAGTACGCGGTCACCCGGATGAACACTGCGACCGACGAAGCAGTCTTCGCCAGCCGTCTCTTTCGCTACGGCGTTGACGTGCGATGCAATGCCGGCGTCGGGCTTTGGCAATTGACCTACGCGTCGAATACCGACCTCTCGAACCCCGGCAATTATGGTGATGCGGTTCGCGCGCTGCGCAGCATCAAGAGCGACGCCGGCGTGCCGTTCGGCGCCTGGAACGGGCCGCCGACCACGCGCTTCCTGGTGGTGCCTCCCTCGCTTGAAGAGGTTGCCCTCCAGCTCCTGCATTCGACCTTCGGGGCAGGATCGATAAGCGGCGCGGTGAGCACGATTCCGATTGCGAATATTTATCTGAACGACGCGACCTTAATCGTCAGCGAGTGGCTGGCTTAAACACTTAACCCAGCATCTCATGACTCAGATTTTAAATCGCTCCGCTGACGCTCCGCTGTGCGCACCTCGCAGACTCGTTTGCTCGCTTCGCGCGCAGACGCGCTCCGCTAGTGTTTATGTCCTACGCGCAGGTCAGTGATATGGAGGCGCGCTATCCGGCGCGCGACCTCATCCAACTCACGAATGAGGTCACTCCTTTAATCCTGACTTTCAGCGGGTCGCCGGGCACGATTCAATTGCCGTTCGGCAATCTGACGCCGATGGTGTTCGTGCAGAGCGCACCGAATCCGCTGCCCTCTCCGCAGACTACCTATGTGCTGACCACTGACTATTCAGTGAATAACTCGACGGGCCTCATCACCCGCAACGGCGGAGGGAGCATTCCATCCGGCGCCACGGTTTATGTCAGCGCCGACAATGGCAATTATCTACAGACCTTTTTGAATGACGCGGGCGACGAAATCGACGCCTACCTGGAGGCGCGCTTCGCGCTGCCGCTCACTGACCCGCCGGCGATTCTGACGCGGATCAACTGCGAGCTGGCGATGTTCCATCTGCAGGCGCTTCGCCCGATTCACGACCTCGCTTTTGCCAAAGAGATTTACGAGAAAAATATCGCGTTTCTGAAGGAAGTCGCTGACGGCGACCGCACCCTGGGTATCAGCACCGACGGCCAGGAGCCGGCCGATCCGTCGAATCCGCAGGTCATCTTCGAGCAGAACGTGGGCGGCAATACGACTGTGCCGTCGCGCGTCTTTAGCCGGGCGACGCTCAAGGGATTTTGAAGACTAGCGAAGCGCTTCTGAGCGCGTAGCGAGCAAACGAGTCTGCGAGGTGCGCACAGCGCGCGAAGCGCGCGATTCGAAAATCTGAGTGAGAGATGGCCGCTTTACTCGATAGCCCCTGGACGGGACAAAACTTCAGCCCGGCGACGCCGCTCGATATCGCCACGATCGAATCGCTAATCGTGGCTCAGCTCCAGACTTTTCTCGCCGCTGCGCTCGGCCCGCAGATGATCGAAGTCACCCACTTCCCCGACCGGCCCGAGGCTTACGAACTGCGCCATCGAATCGGCACCGCGATGGTGATCTACCAGGGCGGCGACTACGGCCCGATTCTTGACATCGGCCACGTTGCCCAGGAGCGGACCGTGGAGTTCGCCGTCGGCCTGCGCATTCGCGATTTGGGCTGGGCCTTCGGCGGGCAGCCGTCGGCCACCTCGCCGGGCGCCTACCAGATTATCGAGCTGGCGCGGATGGCCTTGCTGGGGTTTCAGCCGAACACCGGATGCACCCCGATGAAGGCGATTCGCGAACGCTTTCTCGACCGCGACCGCCAGGGCGGCGTCTGGGTCTATGAGATTATCCTGGCCACCCGCACGGTGGTGGTCGAGAACTATCAGCCGCCCAGCTATCCGCTGTTCATTCACGGCACCGCGAACGAAGAGGGCGGACAGACTACGTTCCAGGTCGGCATCGAATTGCTGACCTTCAGCGGCAGCCCCGGCAGCATCACGCTGCCGCAGCCGAATATCTCCGCATTGATCGTGAAGAGTCAGAACCTCGCGACCGTCTATGCCGCGGGGACTGA